CGCTGGCGGAAGATTCGCAACGACTACTCCAGCATTGAGCCTGCCACAGGTGGGTTCCTCGTGCCGGAGGTGCTGCGGGCCGAGCTGCTGCGCGTTTCCCTGGAGACAGCGGTCGTCCGGCCGCGAGCCCGCGTCATCCCGATGGACTCGGCCACCGTGCCGTTCCCGACCATCGACTCGACCTCGAACGCCTCGACGGTGTTCGGCGGCGTGTCCGGGACGTGGACGGAGGAAGGCGGAACCCTGGCAGAGTCCGAAGCGACATTCGGGCGTGTCCTGCTCAGGGCGTCCAAGCTGGCGTCCCGCTGTGACGTGCCGAACGAGCTACTGAGCGACAGCATCATCAGCTTCGCGGCCTTCATCGACAGCATCCTGCCGGCGGCCATCTCCTACTTCGAGGACGTGGCCTTCATCGGCGGGAACGGCACCGGGCAGCCGCTCGGCGTGATGAATTCGCCCGCGCTCGTCTCCGTCGCCAAGGAGACGGGGCAGACGGCGGACACCATCGTCTGGGAGAACATCGTGAAGATGTACGCCCGGCAACTGCCGGCCTCGCTCGGCTCTGCTGTCTGGGTGGCGAACATCGACACCTTCCCCGAACTGGCCACGATGAGCTTGTCCGTCGGCACGGGCGGTTCGGCTATCTGGCTCAACAACGGCGTCCAGGGGCCGCCTATGACCATCCTGGGCCGCCCGGTGCTCTTCACGGAGAAGATGGAGACCGTCGGCGGCGGTGGTTCTGGCAAGGACATCGCGTTCGTGGACTTCGGGTACTACCTCATCGGCGACCGTATGCAGATGAGGGCCGAGTCCTCGATGCACGCGCAGTTCACTACCGACCAGACGGTATTCCGCATCATCGAGCGCGTGGACGGGCGCGGCTGGCTGCAATCGGCCATCACACCGCGCAAGGGCACCAACACCCTGAGCCCGTTCATCACGCTTGCTGAGCGTGCGTAGTAACGAAGCCAGCCTGGGCGGGCAATAAACCCCCCGCCCAGGCCAAGACCCAGGAGGCATTAACCCCCCTTCTGGGACGGCGAAAGAGAGGTTGACGTGAAAGCACTAGGTAGAGTCCTGAACATCATCCCCACGGCATCGGGCATCCACGTCTCGCTCAAGAATGCGGGCGGCGTGCTGTTCTGCTGCTACGAGGACGGAGGGGCGCAGAACATCGACATCGTAGAGAGCAAGGCCGGCGCGAGCGGGCAAGTGCTCTCCACGGTGACGGAAATCTACGCTGCCAACGGCATCGGCGGAGTCTGGACGAACGAGACGACTGACGCGAACGGTGCGCTGGGTACTGGCGATGGCGCAATCGTGAAGAAGGATACGACACCCTTCGACTGCGCCGTCGTCCAGATCGAGGCAGCCGAACTCTCCGACGGGTTCGATTCCGTCGAGTGTACTGTTGACGCCGGGGTCTGCGTGGCGGTCGTCTACGACCTGGCCATCCAGCGGGCACCTGAGAACCTGGTAGCGTCAGGCGTCTAATGGCTGACGTAGTAGCGGCGATGAAGGCGTTGCACGAGGCCGAGATGCTTCTGGTAAACAGGTTTGGCTTCGATAGCGACATCATCAGGCAGCTACAGACGGCGCAGCAGGCGCTTCACCGTGAGGCACCTGCAACCGAACTAGAGACAACGAGTGAAGCGGCGGCGGTAGTCGAGGAGGCTACCGCCGCCATAACCCCGAAGGTCGAGGCTAAGCCAAGCCGGATTCCCCGGCGGACCAGAAGGAGTAACAGATGAGCAACCTAACCAAGGGCAAGCGAGTCCGAGAAACTGCGCTAGGGATCAGAGTCGAGAAGTCGCTGGCCACGCTGGCCAATGGCAACCTGTTCACGACGTATGGCAGGTGCCTGATCACGCTGCTGTTCGGCCAGGTGACGACGCAGCCCGACGCTGGCGCGACGACGATCAAGCTCCAGACAGAGACGAACACCATCGACCTCTGCGCTGCGACCACGATTACCAACGACGCGGTGGGCACGCTGTACTTTCTGACAGGGGAGCTTGCCGTCATCCTGAACGGCACGGGCAACACGCCGATCATCGACGTGGGGGCGAACCTGACGGGGTTCCCGTCCTCTCCAATCATTCTCGGACGCGAGGCGACTGCGGACGCGATCCAGCAGGTGCAGACTGGCGATGACGCGACCGGCGTGATCAAGTGGGTGCTGACCTACATCCCGCTGGACGAGGGCGCATACATCGAGGCCGCATAGCATGACCGTCTATAACCGACAGTTAGAAGGCGACCTGAACGATATCCTCACGGTACTGGGGACGACCAAAACATCGCTCTGGCCCTTCTGGGAAAGTACGGGGACGCTCGTTAGCGGCATCGCGGCGGGCGACCTCACCGCCTCGGAGACAGCGGGGGTGGCTGAGGCGCTAGAAGACGACTTCGCTCCGCTTCAGTTGCCGTGCGGGCTCTATTCCTACCACTTCCATCCAACCGGCGACCACCACCTGGCAGGGATCGATCACGCCAACTTCACGTTTGCCACGGGTGCGTTCTCTGTCGGGTGCTGGATTCGCCCAGCGGCTATCGCCTCGAATGTGATGCTCGCCAAGTACGACTCGGCGGGCAATCTGGAGGAATGGCGCTTCTGGATTGACGCTGCTGGGAAACTCGACCTAGAGCTGCACGACGCGTCGGCCTCGGCTACGGAGATTGCGATTAGCGATTCTGCTCTGACGATCAATCAGCAGCAGTTCGTTGTAGCCACGTATGACGGGACGGCGGCAACCCCGCTTGTGTATCTCTATGTCAACGGAAGTGCCGTGAACGACGGCAGCACAACTGAGAGCGGGGCCTTTGTGGCCATGGAGGATACGGCAGCACCGCTGACAGTCGGCTGCGGCGGCGTTACCGCGACTCCTACAACGGAGTTTCATGGCCGTATCGCCCTGCCGTTCATCTGCGGCAAGGAACTATCAGCCGCCGAGGTGCTCTCGCTCTACAAGACGATGGTGCCGATGGTGGGCCTGGCATGAGCAATCAGCAACTCATAGGAATCACGAAGGAAGCGAAGGACATCCAGCGGGACGAGAGAGCGAAGCCGCTCCTGGAATGCCCCTACGACGGGCACGTCCTGGAGTACAGGAACGGTATCTATAACTGCCCGCTGGGCAACTTCAGAACGAGGAAGACGACGAGAGAACCGTTCCCGTAGCGCACCGCTCCCGCTGACGCCTTTGCGGGTGAGGAGAGGTATATGGCCGTAGGAGATGCATACGCCACTGCCGCGACGTATCGCGGAGTCACCAACAAGGACTCGACTGCCGAAGACACGGAGATCGATGCCGACCTCCTGGCCGTCACCCGCTACCTCACCCGCCGCCTAGACCAGTTCTTCACCAAGGACGCGACTGTCGCCGTCCGCCTCTATGATGGCACGGGGACGCCGCGGCTCTGGCTCACCGACCATGAGCAGGTGCCGGGCATCTCCAGCCTGACCGGACTCATCGTCAAGGTAGACCTGAACGCCGACTACGACGTGACGGACTCAGGCGAGACACTGACGGTAGACACGCACTTCTGGGCAGGCCCACAGGATGCCAATCTGGGCGCAGAGGCGCGCCCCTGGCGCTACCTCGACCTCGTGCCAGGCAACAGCGTCGTCACCATCTGGCCGAACCAGCAGCGGGCGGTTCAGGTGACGGCGGCCTTCGGATGGCCCGCCGTGCCCAAGGCCATCGAGATTGGCACCTGCCACCTGACGGCCATCCTGCGGCTGGAGACGGCGCGTTCCATCACCAGCAGAAGCGATGTAGGAGAAATCCTCGGCGCGTCCCGCGAGGCCCAGGGCATCGTGAACGACCTCGTGGCCCAATACAGAAAGCTGCCGACGTTCTAATGGCGCTCACCATGACCGTCCGGCTGAAGGGAGTGCGGGAGATTCGCAAGAAGCTCCAGCGGGACAAGCTCATCGTCCCCATCTTCTCCGAAGCCATCAGGGACTTGACCGCCTTCGCAGAGACTACGGCCAAACAGGGAGCGCCCAAAGACCTCGGCGGACTTCAGCGCGACATCACGAGCGAGGTGGGCCCGCTGGCAGGCCGTGTCTATGTCATGGGTGATCGTGCTAAGGCTAATACGATTGAGTTCGGCCGTGGTGCAGACAAGAAGATGCCGCCTGCATCGGCTCTGGCGGGCTGGGCGGCGCGTCACGGCCAGAGCACAGAGCCCCGCGCCCTGTTCGTCCTGGCCCGCGCCATCGCCCGCCG